CGCCCGCTTCTCCGCATATCGAACCCGCTTTGACGCTGCGATAGGACTTCTCGCCGGCTGACGAAGGCTTGGCCGAGCTCGGCGTAGAGTTGCGGCTGCTCGCGGGCGAGCGCCTTGAGCAAATCACGGTTGCGTTCCTGGACGGTTGATATCGCTTGCTCACTCTCGCACAGGCTCACAATATCCTCGATATCGAGGCACCATTGCGGCCAACCCTGAACCGGCTCGGGACCGTGTGCGCTTCGGGAAAGCCGGTGACTGGCGCGGTCCGGATCCTCAACACCGCGGACCGGGATACAAAAGCTCTGCACCATCGCGGCTTTATAGGCGGCGGACATCGCCTTTGCCGTCGCTTTGTCCCCTCCATCCAATGCCTCGCCATATGCTTCGACGGTGTGACTGGTGCCGTCCTCGACGCTGGTAAGGGTAAAGGAGACTCGAACCGCAACGTGGAGGAGAAGCCGGTTCTGCTCGTCCGCCCGTTCGCTGACGTGGCGCTCAAGCGCACGCGGGAGCACACAAAGCCGGTGCCTGGCGAGGAGCGGCGCAAGCCGATCAAGCACATCGTCGATCGACCGGTATTTGTAATCATCGACTTCGTTGGCGTGCGTCTTGGCGATGCCCTCCTTGGCAAGCTCCCCTGTAATGGCGTTAATCGCAGCGTAGACCGAAGGCGCGCTCATGGGAGCAGCTCCCGGATGGTGATGGCCCCAGCCCTGCTGCGCTTGGCTTCTATGCCGTGGCCGAACGCGCGGCAGACGTCCTTGTCGACCAGATCCTTGATCAGGCTCGTCGCTGACGCATGGACTTTGGCGGCCTCGCGGCTGGCGAGCCAATCGAACGCTGCCGATGCCCAGGCATTATTACCCTCGAGGCAGACTTCGCGCGTCCCCACGGGTCCGGGTGTGGCTGGCGGCTGGGTCGCGACCGGTTCCCTGCCAGTGAGGACACAGTCCCAAAACTGCTCTTCCGCCTCGAGCAGCTCGAGCTGGTAAAGCCAGTCGGAAGCCACTTCGATGATCTCGAATTTGTGGTTGCCGAAAATCACCGACAGCACTGCCTGATCGCAGCCGACCACAGCCATGTTGTGCTGGAGCTGTGGCATGTATCGCTCGAGCACTTCCTCGCTCTTCGCGAACGCGCTCGTGTGCTTCGCTTCCCAGATCGCACCGCTGCTCTCGACAAAGCCGTCCGGCGTGCACCGTCGCCAGGAGTGCTTCTTACAGGTGAAGCGCTCCCCAAGCCCCCCTACCCGCTCACCCGAAAGCTGCTCGAACCACTGACGGTTAAAGGGTTCAGTCCAGCAGCCAAGCATGACCGGAAGGAACGTCGACAAGTTCTCGGGCTCCACTTCGCCGCGTTTCTCGCGCCACAGACGGCCGATCTTCTCGCTGCTCCCGGACAAAATGACATTGGCATCGCTTCCACCGATGAAGGCGCGACGGTCGTTTTGGTCTGCCGGTTGTAAGTGGCTGAGCGTCGGCCAGCTCGGTGGCCCAGTCCTTTCGCGTGCAATTGATGGTTCCGCGCTGTTCTCATTGGCAGCGGCAGTTATTCCGTAGTTGTGCACGGGCTTACTCCATCAGTTGATATACCTTAGCGACTCGATAATTACTTCGCTCTGTTCGAGACACTAATCAACTCCGATAAAGTGTTTTACTCACACATAGTTCAAGCGACTGCGCGTAACTTGTACTGATACTTCTTAATTCTCGCGAATCATCGGAGCGTGGCATCGGCGTCGACGGCCAGAGCCCCGCTACACCCACTTGACTGGAGGCGAGCGTCAGACCGCGGGCAGATTGCGATACCAGCCAATGCCTCTCGCACGCGGCCGACGGCGTACTGCCGGAAAAGCGGGGCTAAAAGACGCGCTTTCTTCTAGTCGCGATTCTGCATTTGCCTTCCCTGGTCTCCGCGCCACCACCCACCGACGTTCTTAAGGATAGGTCCACTCTACTGACCTCCACAGTCGCGGAACCCACGTTGAACCTGACCAAGTCAGCCTCGAATACTGCGGGCACTCGGTCGGAGAGTCCGGTCCCATCAACAGACCAATCCACGAATCCGGCCTGCTCGTTCAGAACTAACCTCCAAACCTTTGTCGAGAGATTGCATTCCAAGGACACGGGAGCAGCACCAGCGGCCTGCGTGGAAGCTCCCAACAGAACAAGCAGAAGCATTTTCATCCTAACCCCCGTGGGCACTACGGCGCAGGCACCTGCAGACAATAAGTGACGCACGCCTTTGACCTGGCAACAAGTCAAGCGAAATATGTCACTCATCGTCTGTAGAATGATCGTCGACAGACCCGCACCACATCCGGGTGGATATCTGCAAGCGCTTAGGCAGAAACGTCCGGCGGCTCCGACTCGCCAAGGGGCTAAGCCAAGAGGCCTATGCGTTCGAGGCCGGTATCCACCGGACCTATGTCAGCGACATTGAACGCGGGGCTCGTAATCCGACAATAAAAGTGGTCGACAAGCTCGCCAAACCGCTCGGCATTGATCCCGGCCGATTGCTCGACTGAACAGCAGCGACGCCGACAATCGCAAGGCCGGTCACGATCGGCGGCGACGTGGCGGCCGATCGACGCGAAGCACTTTAGGGGAATTCCAATGGCGGCAGAGCCGGCCGTCGCTTAAGCCGGATGGGTTCGACCAGCCGCCCCTGGGATCCACGCTGCTTGAGCGGCCAGCGCCAATTAGCCTGCTCCCAGATCAGAAACTGCGTCATGCTGTCGACCTGATCGTCGTAGCGGCCGCTGGGAAACGCACGGAGCTCCGCTTCGAACGCCGCGAGCCAGGGAGCGACTTCGGGCAGCACGCAAAGCCCGTCCTCCAGCCGGGCCGTCTGCCCGATGAGGCGCGTCTCCTTGTCCTCCTTTGGACGATGGAGCTGCACTCGGAATGGGCCGCTCGTCCGAAACTCCTGACATAGGGACCGGCCGGCATTGGCATCCTCCACCATCACAATTTCCGGCTGCCAGCGGTCATGCATCCGTTGGACGGCGCGCTTGAGCTTGGGATAGTCAAGGCGCTCGCGAAGCACATCGACAAGCCACCATCTGCCTCGGCGATAACCCCAGACGGTGCACACCGACCAATCGCTTGTCGGCGCTTCGGACGTGGCCGTGTCCCAGCTCTGCACCACTTTTGTGAACATTTCCCGCGCGCCCGGACCCGGATAACGGGGAAACCATTCGAGCCGGATAAGATTGCCCTCGGGCGCAACCGGATTCTGCTGATATTGCGCCGAAAAGACCTGCGGTCCGAGCTCCCGCCGCAGACCGTTCAGAATATCATGGTCCTCGCGGAGCGGGTCGAGCAGATCGCCTGGCTGCCGCACGTGAATGAGCCCGTTGCCGATCGGAATCTCCTCGGTCTTCTCGCCGATCGCAGGCAGATTGAGATGCGAGTAGCCCTTGTCGAGCAAATAGGCCGCGGGATCATCCTCGTGCAGGCGCTGCTGGATCGAAATGATCGAGCCCCTACCCTTATCATTGAGCCGCGTAATGACGCTGTTGTCGAACCAGCGCTTGGCCTCTTCGCGGGCGGCTTCGCTGTGCACCTCGTCCGCCTTCATCAGATCGTCGACGATAATGCTATCGGCGCCATGCCCGGTGACCGATCCGCCGACAGAGACAGCCTTGCGGTACCCGCCGTGCGTCGTGATCAGTTCGAGTTGCCGATTTCCTCGGTCGCTGATCCGTGTCTCAGGGAACAGCCGGCGATACCAATCAGTCTCGAGAATCGTCCGGCAGTGCTCAGAATGGGTGCGCGCAAGATCCTGACTATAGCTTGCGACGAGGATCTTCTTTGATGGGTCTTGTCCAAGGAGCCACAGGGGGTAGGCAACCGAAGCCGTAATCGACTTGAGGTGCCGCGGCGGGACTGTGATGACCAGCCGTGTGGTCCGACCCTCGTGGACCTCGAGGAGGGCATGGCAAACCGCTTTCAGATACCAGGAGAGCAGCAGAGGCGGATCCGCGGGATGAAGAGTCTCGAAGCACTTCATCAGGAAGATCGCAAACTTCTCGCGATAGACTTCATCAACAAGGTGGCGGGGCGCCGTCATTCGCCCGTCTCCGATTGGGTCTTCCTCTCGAGCTGGGCCGCAGCAAGAATGGTCCGGGTGAACTCCTCGAGAGCAATCTTATCGGTCTTGGTGAGGGCGGCATTGTCGGCTGGGCGGTCGGACTTCTCTTCGGGGACCAAAGTCCTGTAAAGCTGAATGATCTTATCGAGCGCCCGAAGGTCCCCCTTTGAGGCTAGCTCCATCTGCTTCAGCACGAGCGCCTCCAGCCGCGTAACTTTACGGTCCTTGCCATTGGTCCGGATCGGGATCTTTTCGTGGAGCGTTTCCTCGACAATAGTCCTCAGGCCCTTGGACGCTTTCGGCCGCCCCTTGGGATTGCCCGACTGGCCAGGTTTGAACTGGCTATGCTTGGGCGGCCTGCGATAACCGACCTCATAGGATGGTTCTTGGGCGCGCCTGCGTTGACGGACGGGCGGAAGCCGCAGCTCGTTATTGTCGTCGGCCATCACCGCTCCTCCGTCTCAGCAGTGACGCCACGCTCCCGCGCAACCGAATCGAAGATATCGCCGCTGAGCTCGAGCACCGCGAGACGGCCGGTGAGCTCCTGCCACCGGCGGATCGCCAAGTCGGCGTAAAGCGAATCGATCTCCATCCCGAGACAGATGCGGCCGGTCCGCTCAGCCGCCAGCAAGCTAGTCCCCGAGCCCATGAACCCGTCGAGGACAACGTCGCCGCGGTTCGAGACATCGCGGATCGCATCAGCGACCAGCGCGACCGGCTTAACCGTCGGATGGTTCGCGAGATCCTCCGCCCGATCGCGGCCAAAGCTGTTGACGCCGGCATAGTCCCAGACATTCGTCCGATACCGGCCAAAGCGGCCGAGCTGGATGTTGTTGATGTGCGGCGCATCTCCCTTTTTCAGCACGACCACCAGTTCGTGCTTGGAACGATACAGGCTGCCCATGCCGCCGTTGGTCTTGTTCCACACGCAGAGATTGATGAGCTCGAGACCGCACGTCCGGGCAGCGGAGAGCAATTCTTCGAGATGACGCCAGTCCATGCACACGAACAGGATGGCGCCCTCCGAAGCAGCAGCCGCATGGGCGGCGAGAGCCTCGACGAGAAAGTGGGTGAACTCGGCCTTGCTCATCTCGCCCGCGGCCATGGAGAACTCGCGGTGCCGGGTCCGGCCGAGACCGGAAACATGTCCCGCAATCGGCACGTTGTAAGGCGGATCGGTGAAGACCATGGTCGCGGTGGCTCCGGCGAGCAACCGCTCCATGTTGTCGCTGTTGAGCGCCGACCCGCACATCAGCCGGTGAGGACCGAGCAACCAGATATCGCCCGATCGCGAGACGGCGGGTCCCTTAGGCTCGG